CGATAGTTGTTTTCGTCAAATTCGCATCTCGGCTTTTCTTTTTGATTTCCGCAATATCCATGTACTTCATCGTGGCAAGCTTTGCAAAGATACTGCAGGTTATCATGATTGAGAGTAACGTCTGGATTGCTTATGTTTGCTGGTGTAATGTGTGCCTTGTGATGCACGATATATCCCGGCTGCCTGTGGCATCGCTCGCACAGCCCGCCGTCAACGCTCTGCCTCTCGGCTATGTATGAGGCTCGGCATCGAGCCCATGCCCGTGACTTGTAAAAGCTCCTGGCATAATCCTGCACGCGCTCCCCTCCAAAACAAAAGCGCACTGCCGAAGCGATACGCTGGAATATTCGATTGCCGTCTTTCCGAGCTGCCTTATGTCCGCCGCTGGGACACATCGTTGAGAGGTGCGGGCGGTCTCATTATTTGTGCCAGCGGCGGGACTCGAACCCGCATATGTCCGGTTACTACTGCGCAGCTTCGCCGGATAACCACAATCGTACTCTGTGCTGCTAAAACCGATTTAGCTACACTGGCATAGGTGTCGGTCTTTCCCGGCTGCCATCGCTGTCGGCATAGTCATTGCGATTGTTGACCGTACCTTGCCGATAAGCCCCTTATTTATCCGTGCACAAGGCAAGTATTATTTTGGGTAGCAGTTAGCTTCGCTGCTTACTTGTGCCACCGTCCGGACTGACTACCGGCAGGCCCCGGCTGTTGCCGTGCCCGGCGACATATCTGCCGCCCCGCTGCCAAACAGGGCGGCTATAAAAAGGAGGACTGTATGGGAAATGTACTTGTAATCAATTTCTCACAATATTATTATAAGCCTTTCATTTTGTTTTTAGGGGCAAACTTTTTATATCTCGTTAAGATTTTCAGCTACATAAACAAGAAACTTTTTTCGGATAGTTTTCATAGTCCGAATACAAAATGGTAAATTAATATCGTCCATGCGAATGTTCTCAAACAGATTGAGCCTGATAAATTCTCGTTGATATGGTTCGCTGAATGCCGCCCACGCCTGCTCTATGGCTTTGATTTTGCGGTCATTCTGTGCCTGCCGTTTAATTATCTTCTCAGCCTTTTGCGCCGTAGTATCGCTTGTCTGATTGCCCCGCGGCTGTCCGTCCGATGTCGGTGACGCATTTATTATTTCGTCTTCAATATCTTTTTGCCGCCTGAGTAACGCGTAATATGACTTTGCTGTATTAACAGCTTCTCGATAAATATCATTCGGTAAATTTATGTATTGCGGGTTGTGCATTCTACTGCCTCCTCTGCATAATATTTCTTAATTAGCCAATAATGTATTCAGCATATACTTTATGGAGCCGTACAATGGGGTGCGGCCCCGCTTTTTTATTTTAACCGTACATATTGCCTTTGCAGCATAACCGCTTCCCGCCAGTTTCCGCCGACGCATACGGCTCCACGCTAATTTTTGCCCCTACAATACCGGCACAGGCTTTTACAATGTTTTTATCCATCTTGGCCCTCCTTACAAGACCATCCTTTTCCGCAGCCTTTGTATCTTGTATGTCTCCTGCTCTGCTGTATCGCCGTAAACCATCCTCATTTGGTCTATCATAATCTGCACATCTGCGATTTCTTCCCGTATATTTTCACGGCACTTTTGCATTTCCGGTTGAGTAGATGCCCTACGCAGCTTCAAAAGTGCCTTTGTTAGTTCTGACATTTCCTCAATGCACATATCGCATTGAGATTGCACTCCGTATTTTTTGATTGCTTCCTGTAAAATTTCAGTTCGGTTCATTTTTGGCCTCCCTCAGTGCCTTTTCTGCGGCTTCGCGGGCAAGAAAGACGGTTTTGCCCACATCCTTCTCGCAAAAGAACCGTTCGTTTCCGGCCGGTATCGTATGTATGCCGCGTTTTCGATGCCACGTGTGCAGGAACGACCGTTCCTTTTTGGTCGTCATGCGATAGGTAACGTGAAACTTTTTGCCCTTGTCTACGAACCCGCCGTTGACGCCTTTGTACCGTACCGGCATGATTTCGTTTCCCCATATCCAATACAGCGTTTTATTCAGCGGAATATCAAGCAACTCAAAAATCTTTCCTTCGTCGTACTGCTGAAACAGTTCCGGCAGCATAGCAAGCGTGGAGGCGGGGTTTTCGGCGTAGGCGTCACGCAGACGGGCTAAAATGTCACTCATGGTTTCTGCATTTCCCTCCTTAAATCTTCTTTAATATAATAATTTCTTTTATACTGCCTGCAGGCTCTTTCTGCCGCTTCTCCAAACTTTTTCCAGTTTATTGTTGATGGATGGTAGTTGAGCTTGCCGATTTTAAATTTGTCGATATAACTGCCTATCTCGATTAAATACAGGACATCATTTGCATTAAGCACCGGTTCGCAAGAAACCCACGTCGAAATTCCAAGCTTTTTGGCCTCCCACAGTGCAAATAGCCTTTCGTACGGCGTTCCAGCCTCAGGCTCAGCGGTAGAGACGTCGCCCCTATGTAAATATCCTGCATAGGTCACGCCAAACCAATCGTCTCTGTCTAAAAGGTCAAAGTCGTGTGTTGCGTCAGTTCCGTTTTTTGTAAGAATTTGAACATGGTTGCCCGCTGCTTTAATTGCCTTGATAATTTCGCGGGTAGCCGATGAATTGTAGCCGAGCGGGTATGGGTCACACGTAAAGCAGAGATGAATTAGTTTGCCCGTAATCCGCTCTTTGTCAAGCTGCCTTTTCACGGCCTCCACAATGCCCTTTCGCGGCTGGATATCGGTACGGAAGGCTTCTCTGCTCTTGCGTAGCACAGCAGGCGCAAAGCAATAGTAGCAGTTATGCGGACATCCAGTGTAAATATTAATTGCGAGGTCGCCGTACTCTTTGGCGCGGGCTTTTGGCTCATATATCGGTCTCACGGCTATCATCCTTTCCGTCTTTTGATACAGTCCCTGATAATTTCCACAGTTCCTTGTTTTGCTCTATCAACTGTTCTGTGGCCTTAGCAAGCAGAACATACAATTCACGCAAATGCCTGTTTTCTTTACTTTCCATAATGTCAAAATAGACAAGCAAAATTATCATAATGCTATCAAAAATCACAATCACAGTGTTCAATTTTCTTCATCCTTTCCATCCATCGGGGCGCCGCAATCGGGGCAATAATCGTTGCCTATATCCGCTGACGCTCCACAATTTGAACAGTGCAAATCCCATCCGCGCCCTACGATATGTGCGTGTACAACCCGCTTATACTCTCCTGCGGCAATGGCGCGGAGGTAAGAGGCGGCGATTCGCAAATCTTCTGCATCAACCCGCCCTATTTTCACAACTCCGCTTCTCTTGCCATCGACTGCTTTCAGGTCAGATACAACAGCAATATCTTCGAGCATTTCCGCCGCTTCTGCGGCAGTCATTTCATTCGGCATGGTCGGCTTCCTGTTCCTGCGCCTGCTGAATGAAATACCGCATCCAGCACTCATGGCACTCGTTATCAGAGTCCTTGCATGGACTTTCTTTCATGCAGCTTTTATCCGGCACGCATCTGACCATATCCCATTCTGGCATAGTCCCCGGCATTTCTCCGCAAGCGGTCCGACTCATCAGTTCCATCGCCCGTTTCAGCGTGACAATCTGCTGATCTTTGACGTCAAGCTCAGTCAGCGCGGCATGATACCTTTTTTCGTAACCGTCACACCGAATGGCGGCATCTTTCAACCCGAGATTTTCGATGGTCAGCCGTTCCACCTCGGCAATCAGTGCGTGCCTATCATGGAACACCGGCGCTGCCGTTTCCGGCAGTTCTGTATTATCCCGTGCCTTGATTTCTGCAAGATATTTAGCGTCCATTAAAATCCCTCCATTTTCATCTGCTGACCGCCTGCTGAAATTTTCGCCGCCCGCCTGCATTGCGGAGCGTAACGGCATAATCTTTCTTTTGGATTTTCCTCCAGCTGGTAGATGTACTCTCCGCTTGCGCGGTAATACGGGCATCCGTGGCAAAAAGCGTATGCGTATGGATTCCAGTCCATCATTTCAGCCTCCCAGGCTTTTTCCCATCAGCAGGAACAACTCGGTCAACCATTTTATCATTTTCTGTATCGTATTCCCTGAATTTAATGGACTTTATTGGCTTTGCGCATCCCGGACAGAAGCGCATTTCGTTGTCGAACGGGTCTCCGTCCTCAAAAAAGTATGTCAATCCGCAGGCCGAACACTCCCAATTGTTGCTGTCCTCATCTTCTTGCCGCCACTGGCACCCTTTTTCACGTTCTGCCTGCTCCTGTAAAGCTGCGATTGCCAAATTGTTTCGAGCGACTTTCATGGGGCTTCTTACGCCTAAAAGAGCATTTTCCATTTTCAGTTCTTCCATTGCCATCTGAATATTCATCACTTTTCCTCCTTTGGCGGCTGTGGAAGCGGCATCCAGTGGGTGACAAATTCATTCCCCGGGCAAATGAAATCGGCTCTGTGGTACGCTTCTATTTTCGGATTTACCATATCTGCACCATATGCAATCCACATCCAATATGGCTTTCCGCGTAGGTCACTTTCTTGGTGCAAGTGCCCGATTGTAATAGGTGAGTAAGGAGCGTCCTCTCTGTAAGATTGCAAAATCAAAACGTTCGTTTCCGGCTCCGGCAACCTCTCACTCGCCGGAACCCAATGCGGGATTTCGTCAGGCGCGAGACCGGTATCTTCGTAGGCAGCGGAACTATACTGCAGGTGTTCAATAGTATCCGCAATGATTGTTGGCGCATTGCCATCCAGCTCATTGCACATCCACGCAAAAGTACATTGGCTGCAGGCATCGTCGTCGTAGCAGTCGGACGCATAGCTTCGCAGCGCCCGAATAATCTCATCAGTGCTTTTCATTCTTTTCTCCTTCCCGCCAATAGGCGGCTATAATAGTCCCTCCATCGTCATGGAGGCGGCGCGCCTTTAAAAGCTTACCTATGACTTATTTCTTACGTTTTTTGGCTTTCTTCCGGTCTTTTCCCGGCTTTGCGTGATACTCAATCATCGTTTTCATACGGCGGTATGCGCCGCCGTCATGGCGCTGCTTGCTTCGCATTTCTGCCCTCCTCTAAAAGTTCACATCCAATTCCGGTTCCGACTGCCGTATGCTTTCCACACTTCATGCAGCAGTACCGGCATATGGATTTTTGTTTTGCCGGGCATACCCGTATCTCGCATATAGGGTATTCGCGGTGGCAGTGATAACAGGTCTCGTAAAATTTACTTTTCATAGGGCAGCACTTCAACTGTTATGTAATTTTTGTCGTAAAACTTATGCCTGATTTCTTTAACGTACTGCCGGCTGTCGTCCTGTATTACCCAGCCTTTCAGCGCATCCTCAATCATCTTGCCTATGTACGCATGGTTTGAGCAATCAAGCCGGTCATTCCAAAAAAACGATATTGTTACAGGTTTAACACTTACTCGCTGCGGCACGTTCTGTTGGATTAAACACGTCTTTACAGTAGAGTGCCAATATTGACTATCTTCTCGTCTTTTTGCCCAATGCTTTCCCGCGTAAATGGCATTCAATCCAAACTGCTTAGCAAACTGTTTCATCCCGGCCTTTGTTTTTGGATATGGTATTGTAAATTTCATATTTTTACCTCAACCTATAATTTTTTTTGATATCTTTGCCGATTACCCAGCAATAATCTTTTGTCCGCTGGTATACTCTGCTGCCGACGGCTTCATCGCAATCCAGTATCTCGTTTATTGTCCGCTCGCTTGAGATAATGGTTACGAGCCTATCGCTGTTATATCGGTAATTCAGCAGTTCAAACGCGACGTTTATATCGCCCTGCGTTGGCTTTTTCTTTTGCCCCCTATCGTCATTCGCCGTTTTAAAAAAGTCGTCTATGTAAAGCACTGGGACGGTTTTAAGAGGGTTTATTAGCCGGCCATACTCATAGTCATCCGTGACAGCAGCTTTAATTTTAACTGCCTCGTCACGCCACAGCATGTATCGTGCTTCTACCCCTTTTTTTAAAAATTCCCCGACTATTGCAGTACATATATGGGTTTTTCCTGCCCCGACTTGCCCGCCTACGTAAAGCCATTTGCCTTTGTAATCCGTCAAAAAACGTTTCGCGCCTAATTTTAATTCTTTCTGCCATCTTTCCGGCGTTTGAAAATTTTCAAACGTGTATTGGCTTAAAAGTCCTTTGAGTCCGCTTCTTTCGATGTTCCAGTAGCTCCGACGGATTTTCATGCAGTCACATTCTTTTGACAACTCGTAACCGTCTTGGAGATAATAAACGATGCCTTTGTTTTTGCACTTTTGACAATCGCAGCCGCTTAAATTCCCTTGCACCGCGTTTAGCACGTCAATTTGCTTTTGCGCATAATTTTCAAAGGATATGCCCGTACTGTGGGCTTTTCTCTTGGCACTTTCCGGTATGTGGCTCATTATTGGTGGTAAGTTCACCGCAATCGCCTCTTTTGTTATCGTAGTTCCCTTCGCTGATTTTTTGCCAGTTGGACGGCTTGAGAACCCAATCAAACGAGCAGCGCCAGTTTCCCGTCCTTCCTGTCAAAAAATCGCTCTGTTCAACTTTTTTGAATACATTGGTAAATTCATCAACCGTAATTCTTTTGCTTTTTATGGCTTTTTTCCGGGCGGATGTCCATTTTGTGGGAGAAACGGGCTTTGGAAGCGATGGGCAATTCGTAATAAAAGATTGCCACACCTGTTCACAAAGTTCGGTAGCCGGTGAAATTTGCGTTTTTTCTCTTATATTCTCTTTATTATCTATATCTTTATCTATATCTTTATCTATATCTGTTGCGTTACATTGCGTTACTGTAGCGTTACATGTAACGTTACATGTACCATCCGCAATTAGATTTTGTCTTTTCCTATGTTTTTCGACTCTAAGCCGCGTTTGGTTGCGGATTTTATCAAGTCCATCTACGTTTTGATGCTTATCCCAGTTTGTGATTGTTATTACGTCATCAAAAATTTCTATCATTCCGTAGCTTTCAAACGTCTTTAAGGCAAGCCTTATGGTTAAAATAGGTCGTCTGAAAATAGTGGATAACATTTCGTCGGTATATGGAATTTTGTCGCTTAGCATCATTACTCCGTGGTTGTTCGTTTTGCCTGCAAGGCATAACAATTTAAACCAAACGACTATAATTGCGTCGCCATCAGGCATTTTCTCTATAAGCTGTATTTTTTCATCGTCAAAAATGTTTGTAACGATTTTTATCCATTTTACTTCTGCCAAAATGTTACCTCCTAAATGCTGAACTTGAGCTGCTCAAACTTTTTTTCTTCCCTCGCGGGCGCAAGCATTTGAGCTTCTGCAGCTTTATAAAATTCCTTGTCCACCTCAAAGCCATAGCTATTGCGGTCAAGCTCAAACGCCGCGCGAAGCGTTGTCCCGCTTCCCGCACACGGGTCAATTACCACGTCCCCGGGGTCTGTAAATATCTCAATCAGCCGTTTTAACAGGCTAACAGGCTTTTGCGTTGGATGTATTTTGGGATACCTTTTTGGGTTGTCTCTCAGCCACTCAAACCAGTCGTAAACCATACGTCCGCCATTATTAAACTTTGGCAGTTTGTTACGGTAAAGGACTATTGCATGCTCCGTGGCCCCAACGATTTTCATATTGGCTTTTAGGGCTTGCGGGGAATAATGCTTGATAAAAAATATTGGATAAGAGTGCATAAACCCGTATTTTTTGCCGTAGTCAATCAGCATTTGGTCTTGATTAAATGCGCAAAAGACTATCATAGCCGGTGCTTTTCCGGGTTGCGCAGGCTCTTTTTTTAAGAGCCTGCTGCAAAAGTGCATATACTCCGGAATTTTAAACCGCCCGTCGGTATTAAAAAAGCTCTTGTTGGCCTTGTTGCTCTCCCCATTTTGGTTCTTACCGCCTTTATACCACTCCGGGTTTGAGGCATAAGCATTGTTGCCGAGATTATAGGGGATGTCGGCTATAACAAGCTGTGCTTTGGGGATGTTGTAAACTTTAAAGTTTTGAAAATTGTCGTGGTAAAGCTCCATTTTAGGCAACGTATCACCTCATTTAAAAGGGCAGGTCATCTTCCGACGGCGTTTCTTCATATCCCTCATCCGGTAAAATATCTGGCTCTTTGGAATATGTATTTTTGTTGTCTGTATCATCTTTTTTGTTGCAAAAATTTGCTTGCGAAACAACTACCTCAACGGCTTTTCGCTTGTTGCCGTCTTTATCCGTGTAAGAGCGGGTCTGCAGCGAGCCCTGCAGAGCAACAAGCTGCCCTTTACGGAAGTACTTACATATGAACTCAGCTGTGCTACGCCACGCTACACAGTTTATCCAGTCTGTTTGACGTTCCTGCCCCGCCTTGCAATATGAGCGGTCACAGGCTACGCGAAAGCTTACTACCGATGTTCCGCTTTGGGTTTCTTTTAGCTCCGGGTCTGCGGCAAGCCTACCCATGAGCGCGACACAATTTAGCATATTTGGTTTCTCCTAAAAATGATATTTTTGATAAATTAATTTTTCCTCGTCCCAGCTAGGATATTGTGATTGCAAATAGTCATGTATCTTTTTTCTATACCATGACCTCAGGTGTGAGTTATCGTAAGCATTGTGGCAATTTATGCATAGGGTAACAATGTTTTCTTCCACCCCCAGCCCGCCGTGAGAACGCGGTATATAGTGTGCGTTTGGCATAGCTTCGTGGCTGCCGCAAATTATGCAGGCATGCCCATCACGCTCCCACACGGCGTTTTTTACTCTTGAGGATATATCACACGCTTTTGTCTGCTTGTGCATACTCGGCCTCCATTCTTGCAATTTCATCCGGTGTTTTGGTTTCAATGTCCTGGTCTTGGCAGTCCTGCACTACAAGGTCAATTAGCCGTGACATTTGGGCGGTGTTGTATGTGGACGAGCCATAATAACAAATGATATTTGAGTAGCCTTTGAGCTTGCTTTTGCCTATGTCCTCACACACCCAGCCAATCCCACGTGACTTCCAATTCCGTATCCACTGTTCTTTGGCGTCGTCACGGACAGGGACAATTTCAAAATTATCTCCGATGTCCTTAATGTACTGCCGATAAATTGTTTCAACCGGGATATGGATTTTAGTTGCTAATTTGCCGGTTAGCAGCCAAAAGTAGGCGTTCGCGTCAAGGGAGCGTTTTTCTCTATGAATTTTTATGTCAGCGTCATATAGTTTGCTTTGCATTTCTGACACAAATTTTTTTACTTTGGCGGGGCTTTTAACTCTGATTTTCAGCCAAAAGCCCTCGCTGTCTTGGCTCCACTTTGCGCTGTCAAATTGGATTTTCATGCTTCTTTAGTCGGCCGCTTTTCCAGCGCCTTTACCATCCATGTAAACTGCTTGACGGTAATATGCCCTAAAGTGTCCGGAGCGTTCTTTGGGTCTTTCTTGGCTATGTAAGCAAGCATAGCCTTTAGGTTCCAGCCGGTACGATGTAATTCTTTTAGGATTACATCCTGTTTGATTTCGTCAATATACTGCGGAGCGGTGGGCTTTAGCGGCGCATTTAGGCTGTAAACTTCATTTCCCGAATCGTCTGTAATGGTAAGCTCGTTGATGTGCCCAGAAGCATCGTAGCCGATAGACTTCACGCCGTATCGGGCAAACGGGTTCTCCATTTCATAGCTACGCCCGTCCTGCCGCTTGCGTGTGGCACAATGAATGAAAGTGAATGGGGCCGTGTAAAGTTCCCGGCCAATTCCCCATTTGAACCCGGCACGCTTGAAAGCGTCAGATGCTTCGCCCTTTCGTTGGTTCCCGTCGCCATCGTCCCGGCTTTCAATACCGCAATCCTCTTTTGAAACCCATTCTTTTTTATCCGTATCGAAAATCGAGATTTCACAGTACAGATTGCCTTTCACGTCACGATAGGAGCATTTCCAGTTCATGGGGCCTACGGTACTGTCGAGCGTATTCATATCCGTGCGAGCGGTCTTATAGAGTAGGACAATAGCGCCTTTCGCAGTAACTTTTTTAACTTTAACTTCGATGTCATCTGCCTCAAGCAGAGGGAATTTTAGTTCCATTACTTTACCCCCTCGACGTGCTCGTGATAGTAGTTGCAGAATTCACAGGCAGAGCAGTAGTCCTTGCACTTTTTATCTTCGCCGGGACGGCACTGAATAAAATCTCCACCGTTTTCTTCCATCCACCTTTCAGCTTCTTCCTTACTCTCCATCACCCGGAGAGCTGCCTTGCGGCCTTTTTTCATGACAGCAAATTTATCTCCGCCGTTAAAGCGCTCTTTAGGGGTGCAGACGGGAAGCTCATTATCGGGCAGTTTTTCGGCGTCAGCTATTTGTGCCAGCCGGTTACGAATGAAAACATTAATTTGTGCAAAGTCCGCTTCTGAAAAATCGAACCTGATTTGTAGAACTGGGAGTTGCGGATAAGTTGGGTCGAACTTCGCTTTTGATTTCGAATGGTCTTTCATCACGGCAACGATTTGGCCGTGCCTCACTGGAAAACCGATATAGTCCATAATTGCAGCATAAATAAGGAGCTGCTTTTTCCAATCGTCGAAATCCCGATGAATGATTTTCCAGACGGAGCAGGTCTTATAATCTGTGATAGTCTGCGTTGCCGCATCGTAAAGGTCGAACCGGCCGGAAACCTTGTAATTGCCGACAGGCATTTCAACATAGGTTTCCTTGAATTCCGTCGCACCCTCAGTCTGATTTTCGAGTATGCTATGTACCGCCGTACCGAACAGGAGCCATATCATATCGGAAACATCCTGCTCGATTTCATCCCCGTGACGGCGCTCAAGAATAACCTCACGGATACCTTTCAGTAGAGCCGTCGCACTGTATCGCTTCGGTGTGGGGGTGTAATCGCTCTGTGCCATTTCAACGAAGGCCTGCGGAAGTTTCATCTTATTCGTGATTTTCATTGTCTGCCTCCGTGTTCTCGGCCTCTGTGCCGGCGCTTTCAATCAGTTCTTTTTCCAGCGCATTCAGCGAGGTAAGCAGCTCTTTTAGTTTGCCCTCGGCTCCGTCGTCGTCGAGCCAAAGACTACTGGCTAGCTCACCGCCTAAAGGCGTGTAATCTGACTCGTGATATTTTTCCCCATTGTGGTACAATACAGGCGCGCTTTCATATCCGTGCTTAAATCCATGGCATGCTATTGCGTTAACATGTCCATTAATTTCAAAGTTCACTTTTGCTTGCGTTGTTTGATTTATGCGCAAAACTTTAGCTGCACAGTCTAAAATCAGCTGATTTATATTTTTATCCATTTGACAATCTCCGTTTCTCCGTCTATAATGACGGTGTTGTATTATTTCTGTTTGCCGCTTTGCGATTGCAGTCGCAAGCGGCTTTTTTGTGGTATTCTTTGCAACATTCGGGATGTCTTTTATTCCATCCTTTGGCATATCTGATGCGCTGCTGTTTGTGTTGCTGGTAATATCTTTGCTGATAGTCTTTTCTTCGCTTTGCCTTGAGTTCTTCAGGGGTAAGCGTCTCGGCGCTATCGTCGTCAAGCCCCGCCTCAATGTCGGCCTTTATGCACTCCGCACGCCATGCGGCATACGGGTTAACTATCGGTAAAATTTTAGTCACCTCCTGCACAATCTCTGTAATCGGTAGTGCCGTGCTTGTCCCATACTGACTATGCCGATGTGTGTGTCATGCTCTACGGCCTTTTTATACTTTTTGCAGCTGTGCCGGCAGGTATTTTTATGCGGCTCGCACGGGCAGCTGTAGCATACGTTATACACGTCTATGCCTCCTATGCACCTGCCAAAGCAGTTTTATATTTGCACAGCGTATTTTTGCGCGCATGGTATGTATGCCACAGATAAGGCCGCCGATAATAAATGCCATGCCGCCGATGATAACGACGTAGAGTAATACGTCAAATAGTGCTTCCATTGTTTTCACTCCCTTCCGGCTTGCGGGCGTAGGCAAGCCACGTTTTGCCGTAATCGGCAAATAGTTCATAATATTCTTTGTCATCAGTTGCGCACCGGTTATTAAAATTTTGCACGCGCATTAAGCACGGGGGAGCGTTAATATTTCTGCATACAGCCCATACTAACTTTCCGTCCATCTTCCGCAGTTGTTCCACCGTCAGCGCCTTGTTTTCCGGTTCGGCGCGGCGATTCCATGCTTCCGTTGCTTTGCGCATTCGCCAAATGTACAGCGCGACACGCTGATCCCGTTTGACATCTGCCCGCAGTCCCTACAATGGGGCATGCGGTGTTATTGTAGAGTGCCATGTTTAAGATACTGAGATTGAAGAATCAAAATTGCAAAGCGGACGGACCCCGCCGCCGCCGTAGGCGCTGCCGCTGTACAGCGTGCCACCGGAGCCGACGATCCGGACGCCGTACGCGTCTCCGTTTGAGGCTGTGGACCACGGCGTAAGCGTCCACCACCAATCATCAAGGTTCGGAATCAGCTTCCGAAAGCGCCGGTACTGCTCGCAACTGATAAGACCCAGCTTGTCGGTGCTGTCCCCGTAGTCGTCGAGGCCGTCGTCTGACGTGAGATCAAATTTTGTCTGGAGAATTGCATCTTCGGAAGCACCGCTCTCAACAAGGCTTTTCAGAAATTCGCCGCTTAGGAACGCACGGAGCGAGCTTTCCCTCCAGTCGTTGCAGTTGTCCTTATCAAAAGCTCTGTCGCCAATGTTCCCAACCGCCAAGCAAAGCGCCCGGCCTTCCTTCTGCTCCAGCACCAGCCAATCAGTCCCTCCATAAGCGAATTTTTCCCCGGCCTGCACCGTTTTGAGTTCTTTCATGTCTTTTTCTCCTTTATAATAATTTTGGATTTCTAACATAGCACCAACTTTGTGGAGCGCGCTTCAATCCGAATTCTAAAAGCGGCCTCGGTTCGCTGTACTGGACTACTTTCGCAAGGAACCACGCATAAATTTTCCGGCTTCCGGCGTATTCGGCAAGTTCTTTGGTACTTAAAAGGCTGAACCTTGATACAGCACTGTAATCGCTTATCTGATTTGTGCAATAGCATACGCATTCCCCGATAACTGCTCCGCACCCCGCTTTTGTCTCGTAAATATATACAAGGAACGGAGCTTTCCCCCGTTGCGGTGCGCTTTTCCGGATTTCAACTATTTTTTCCCCAGTCAAAATCTTTTGGCCCCAGTATGGCTTCATACTCAGAATCACTTCGTGCATTTTTAATCTTCTCCCCTGTGTAGCGGTTCCGGTCCTGCCGCTCCAGCGCGTCGCCTATGCGTCGGCGGCCTTTTCAATAAGTGGACATTTATCGCAGGTTCCCTCGTTGGCACAGCAACGCAATGCATTAATTAGCTCTTCTATGCTCAATTCCTTTTCCATCATTTTCCCTCCATAGTTTCAATTTCGTCCAGGGCAGCATTGTTCGGCTACTGAGTGCGGCGGCTTACTTTTTCGGCTTCATTGTCATTAAGGCATCCATCCGTTCTGGCGTAGCATCCATCATTTGCGCAAAGCACATATGAAAATCCATCCGCATTGTGCCGAATTTCTGGCTTACGTCCACAAAACGGGCACGCTTTCAGCTTTTCCATCAGAACTTCCCTTCCTTCTGCCGCTTCCTGATTTCACGGTTGACGGCTTTCAGTCTTGACTTGTTCGCTGCCGGATTGTCCTCAAGGTAATAATGCGCTTTCAGCAATTCATCCTTGCTTGCATACCCGAGCGCCGCCGTAAAATTGCAGTCGGTCGCCGGGACAGATATTAAGACATTGTAGTTATCCTGTACCCATTCCATCAGCTTTCCCTCCTCTCTTTGGGCACCACATCGGGCTTGTCCTTGATCTGCGGTTGAGTTTTTTGTCCTGCCTTGCCGCATATCCTGGCTCCCATCTGGCGCGGCCCCGGCTGATCAATGCAGTCCTTACAGTCAGAGCAGCGGGGTACGGGTGACGTATTCAATGCTTGTCCCTCCTTTCGTTAGGCGGTCTTTTTATTTTCTTCATTAAGAACTTGTCTTGCTGTTTTAATGACTTTTGGCGCATAGCCGCCAAGGTATGAACCGTTTAGGATTTCAATAAAGCGCGTGTAGGCAAGTGTACTAAAGCCTTTTGTTCGCACGATACGCCATAGCCATTTTATGGAGCGTCCCTCGCTTTTGAGTTCTTGCTTAATTTTTTCTCCCTCAAACAAATTTAAACCTCCTTTGCTACAATATTCCTATACCACAAATAAAATTTTGTTGTCGGTATGTGAAAGCCTCTGTTAGCTGCCATATCTTTACGCCAACCAAGACCTATGGAATTGCCGGACTGTATAAGGTATGATTTTAAACTGCGTATGTCAACGTTAAGAAATTCAGCCGCGTTTTTAACTGGAATGTCTTCGGGGTATTGCTCTGCAAGCCGGTTAAGTTCTAATAGCTTATTTGTAATGCATTGTGGAATTGGTATTTCATTTTTTTTCCCCTTATAGGAAACTTGCAAAATTTCAAGAAAGCAGTATAATATGTTTGCTGAATTCATATCATAGCTTTTGAAAAATGAAGTTTTCAAAGGCCAAGTTTTTTATTGTATTTTGGGTGAATAACTGTTTACAAGTAATAGTGTATCTCGTTAATACACGATAGTCAATAAGATTATTCGTTTATTAATGAGATTTAGACGTTTATACAGGTATTCGTTTATATCAGAATTTTATATGGTCATATTGCACAAAAGAGAGTAAATAAAAAGCCCCGCGGTTATGCAGGACTAAGGAAGTGATTACACTTTGAAGCACTCCAATTTTGCGGATATTGTTTCTGATAAAGGTTATTGGTTTTCAATAGCAGTCGGCTTTGCACTTGGATTAGTTACAATGTTCGCGCCTTCAAAAATACAGGTGCCGTTTATTGTGGTAGCTATAATAATCGTGACTTTTCTTCTGATAATATGGTATTTGTTAATTGATATTATTAATCTCAAACGAGCAAAGCCGGACGGGGGGAGGCGGCACATAAAAAAATACGGCACACCGGCTATTAACCGGTATGCCCTTTAATTATGCTCTCTTACGCCTCTGCCGCCGTGTTTGTCTGTGTAACTGAAACTTTATCAGCCGCGTCGCTTACCGCCTTCTGCGCCGTCTGTACGGCTTGCACCGCTGCCGCTGCGGACTGCAAGGCTTTGGCCGCGTTGTCCTGCTCTGCCTTCGCTGCGGCGGATGCCCCGCTCTTGTCCTCCGCGCCCGTCTGCGGCGTGATTGCGGCTCTTAAAAAATAAAAAAATATTTGCAAAGCCTATTGACAATACTATTATATAATAGTATAATATAATCAGAGATTAAGAGAGGGGCAGTTAAAATGACAGTCGAAGAGCTTAAGGGCTTGGCGGAAAAGTACACGGACCGTTATCAGTATGTAGGCGTTCGCACGCAGGAAGAGCCCTTTGAGCTCGGCGAGGTCGAACACCGCTCCTTCGTGTGGGTCGATGGAGACGAAACAACCAGCGAGCTCAACGGGCTTAGCGTGACTAACATAAACAGCCGCGCTCTGAGAATGCACACAGATAGCGACCCGCTTTACGGCTTTTATTTTGGAGATCATAAGGCGATTATCGCAGGGGATTCCGCAGAATGCGGCGAGGACCCCGGGGAGATTGTCATCTCAGACCCAGTAGTCGTTGAGATTATCGCGTAAATTTGCCGGCCGGGCATAAAACGGCGAAATGGGATTGCTATGAACGAGAAATTTTGCGATACATTAGAAAAAATACTGAATGATTATTATCATGGTAAAGCAAAACAACGTCTTGACATGATAATGGCAGACGCCGAAAACGACGAAGACGCGGAAGAAAACGTTTACGCGATTATGCGCAACGTCATCAGAAAAAATGAGAGCAATACATCACAGCACTATACCTTGGATGTATCAGGATGCAGTGAGGCCTGCGATGGCGATCAAGCTGCTGATTGCTATCGTGATCGGCGTAGTTTATGGGTAGTAAACGGCCGAGAGGTCACGAAAAGTTTTTCGGATTGGATCGATAAAAATATATTTTAGCTGCCCAACGCAAAAAGTAGGACCCCCGTTTCCGGAGGCCCTACTTTTTCGTAAAATCACCTAATACAACAAACCAAATGTTTCAATCCACGCCCCGAAGGGCGACTAACGATGCGATTAAACTATATCACTTGATTTTCGGAATGTCAACTGGGAGAGGAGAAGAAATATTGCTAATTTCCATATCGGAATATGCCCAACTGCACGACCGTAATCCTTACACCGTTCAGCAGAAATGCGCGCGGGGAGGATTCAAAACCGCAAAAAAGATAGGCCGTAACTGGGTAATTGACAGCGAAGAACCATACGGCGACAATCGTCGGGGCCCAAAAACATCGCTCGGGACTCGCGTATGCCGGCAATGTGGGAAAACGTTTCAGGGCGGCCCGCGTGCATGGTATTGCCCTGAATGCCGCGAAGAACGAAAAAAACACAGCGCCCACTTGGAAGCGTAGACCACTGTGTAAAATGTGGGAAAGAGTATGTCGTAACTGCGGCACGCCAAAAGTACTGCCGCGACTGTGCGGCTAAAGCCATTGCGGAAGTAGACCGGAGGCAGGCACTTGAACGATATGCAACTGTGAAAGATGCCTATAACCCTGTCCGATATGAAAAGCGGAGGGTAAAGCAAAAATTCTGCGTGCGCTGTGGGAAACCTATCCCAGCAAAATCAAAATACTGCCCTGATTGCCTAAAAGTAGTCAGAAAAGAGCAACTGAAAATAGCAAAAGCAAAATGGGGAGCAAAGAGCAGGGACAAAGTTAATGCAACGGAAAAGCTGTATTACGAGAAGAACATTGAAAAAGTGCGAGCCTATCAGCGAGAGTGGAAAAGGAAGAAAAGGTTGGAAGAGCGCAATAAAAAATAAGGCCCCGGAGATTTCTCCGAAGCCTTATTTTTATAATCCGTGTTTTACCCTGTTGTGCTCTTCTGCCCGCTTCGCATCGTTCCAGCGGTCCATGCTGCCAACCAAGTATCCCGTAATCCGCCGAATGCGGTCAAACTTGACAGGCACGAGCTGATATTGTAGTTCCACATATTCCCCGTCAATTTTAATCTTCAGCCAGTCGATTTTTCGGCCGGGGTTTTCCTGCTCCACGTGCTGGACGTAAAGCGATTTTTCTTTGGCGGTCATATCGCCGCCGGTTACTGTAATAGTCATTTCGCGTCTTCGGACTTATCATCCGCCTTTGTCCCTGTTGCCGCGGCATCCACGAGTCCCTCGCCCACGATGTAAGCGATAACCGTCGCCCCGGCCATGATGAGCGCCGTAACCTGCGTGGCCGTCTCCTGCGAGCCGCCGAAGGCCACGACCAGCATGGCCACAAACGACGCGAGCGCCGCCCAGAACTTGCGGGAGGTAAGCTTGGTTTTCCAGTTAATCATAAGTACCATCCTTTCCGCCGGTTCTACCGGCTGTCATTTACGATTTCGTCAAGTCGGTGATGCGCTTGTTTGGCAGAGCTTTCTACTGCTGTCAATCGTTCACCGTGCGTTTTCAGCGTTTCGCTGATTTTAGCAAGCTCTGCGTTGGAGCCGGATACGCTGGATTTAATATCGTCCAGCTTTGTGTTTACCGTGCCTTTCCATTCGCCGTCACCTAATATTTTTTTATCGCGTCCAGCCAGCCATCCGGCCAGTCCAACGAAGCAGCCTATCACCGCAATCAAAAGTCCGATGTCAATCGCCCCCACAGTATCGCCTCACTCAATACAGATTTGCAGGTGGTCGATCGTCCGCCCGAAACTGCCGGCATATCCATCCATCCCGCCTGTCTTATCGTTGTCGTACTGCCACGGCCAGTAGCCGCCGCCGACCGGGGCAACGCGGTATTTCGCGCGTTTGACCGGCCGAATGCTCGCCGGTGTATAGTAATAGATTTCGACGGCGTCAATCGGCCGGCCATCGCCAGCGTAGCCGCTGCGCCGATCGTTGATGTTGCAGCCTGTGACATACGGCAGCCAGGCACCGCCCTTGACGTGGACGCGGTATTTTACGGATCCTGTCGATACGCGCACCGCGACGTCCGTGATGGCCTTGCCCGGCAGCCCGGCAAAATCGGTGAGATTGCGAACTTCGGGGAGCCACCGATCGCCGATCCGCACACGATAATAAATATTGACTGTGGTGTTTGACGGTTTTGCAGCCGTCTTCACGGGCGCGGGCTGCGGCGCAGAGGCATAAGCTTTAAACACCGTGTCCATATCCACATTGCCCGTGATGCCGTCCACGTGCCCCGTGGACCCCGTCTGCTGGATGGCGCAGGAGATGTCCGGCGTACCAGTGTAATCCGCAAGCCACACGTCCCACACCGCCAGAGTCGCGGTCGAAAAGATATTGCGCCGGTAATCGTTGTTGGTATAGAGCATCGTGCCGTACCCGTTGGCCTTTACTGCGTTTAAAAATGCGTTAGCCATAGCGTTTATAAGTGCCTTTGTCGGCGCTGTGCCGTGTATCTTTTTGTAATAGTTATAGCTTGCGTATTCGTAATCGAATGCGACGAACTTTATATTTTTGCGGTAAGGCTCTATTACCTGTTTGCAGGCATCCCACTCTTTTAGTACGTCGGCCACACTGTCGGCATAGCTGAACCAATAGACCGCAATTTTAAGCCCTGCCGCTATAGCACCCTCAATATTATCCTTAAAACACTTGTCTTGCTGAGATATGCTATCGCCGTAGCCGGCGCGGATAACAACGCCTTTTACACCGGAAGCGGCTACCTTAGGCCAATCAATCGGCACGCGGCAGTTGTGTGCCGACACGTCAATCCATTTTTCAGTCATATATGTAACCAGCTTTCTTTAAGGTTTCGCGTTCCTTTGCAATATCAGCGACATAGGTACATTGTACCTTTTGAACTTCGGATACGCTTATGCCCTCCGCTGCCGCTGCCTGCTCCGGCGTTTCTCCGTATGCAAGCGCCTTTATGATTTCATATTTTTGCTGTTTACCCATGACAATTTTCCTTTCCATATAATTTCAGCTGCCCCGGTTGAAGCGGCTGCCTGCTGTGGCTGTTTAATTCGGCATGGAAGGCCAATTTACGGTGTATGGAAATCCCTCCTGCGCCGGCACGCCCCGCAGCGCTTGCTTGTACGTCGCCCACGCCTGCTGCTGGTCTGCCGTCATGGCGGCCCATTTTTCTGCGTTGCAGTAAACGGTATCGCAGGTATTCAACAGATTGTCGCGATAGTTGCGGACCTTTTCGGCCTCCGCCGCAAGCTCCGCGTCTTTTGCTTTTTGCAACCATGCGGAATAATTGGATTCGATTTCCGCCGCAAGGCCCGGCTTGTAATCGGTCTTAAAGTCATACTTTTCATAGTCCCAAGACGGTACGCTCTGCCCGGTCATACCGTCAATTGCCGGCGAGGATTTCACGTTGTCAAAAAATTCGACGGTGCAGGAATTTCCGTCACGCAGCACCTGAAAAGCCTTTTCCGGCATTACAACGCTTGATACTTTCACGTCGCACCACGCCTTTCATCCGCCGCACATTGATGTACGGCTTAACCCATTGCTGATACATTTTGTAATTGTCCGTATGCTGGAACCATCCGAGATAAGACAGGATGGATTTGCAGTTGTGTGGATTCCAAGATTTTTTCTTGGCGGTGCGCCGGACCTTCCGGCTTATCCGTAGCATCACCGTGCGGCGGAGGACGGTCCGGTTGTGGAAAAATCGGTAGCCGAGGAAGTCCAGCCCGCGGGAATCCAGCTTAAATTTCTGCCATTTTGGATTGAGCTTCAGGCCAAGGCTGCCGAGGTATTCTGCAATTGCCTCTTTCGTCCGCCCCAGTTTGCGCTTGTTCGGGCTGAAAATCACCATATCATCCATGTACCGGACGTAATACTTTACGTGCAGCTGTTCCCGGACAAAATGGTCGAAACTTTGCAGGTAAAAGTTTGCCAGCCATTGGCTTGTAACATTGCCTATCGGCAGGCCCGGCGCAGAGTCAATAATCAGGCCCAGCAGGCGCAAGAGCTTTTCGTCCTTGATTTTTCTCCGAAGCATGGCTTTTAATTGGTCATGCCGAATCGACGGATAAAAATGATGTACGTCCAGCTTTAGGCAATATCTCGTTCCGCGCGGGTCATGCTCCAGCCACCGCTGAATATATCTTCTCGCGTAATCCCGGCCCCGGCCCGGAACGGAACCGCAGCAGAACGGGTCCATGCCCTTTTCCAGAATCGGAATGATTTGCAGAAGAACGGCCCACTGGATGATTTGGTCTGGGAAGAACTTTGGTATGCTGATATGGCGTTCCTTCCGGTTCGTGCCTTCTTTGATGATTTTCTCCCGGTATGGCGACGGACAATAGGATTCAGCAATTAGCAGGTGTTGTATTTCATCTATGCAGTCCTCCTTATTTTCAAGCACTCTCCGCACCGCCCGGCGCTTTTTCTTCTTATGTGCTGCTCGGTCGATTGCGGCGGAGATGTTCTCGCGGGTGTAAATTTTCTCATATAAAAATCCATATCGCTTGATACGGAATCATCCTCTTTCTTATCTGCCTCAAAGGCTTTCGACGGTCGGGCTACTAACCTCTGTCGCTGCGGTGAATTTTTAGCAAGAGCTAAGGATTTGTGGGCGCAAAATGATGATGTTAAGCAGATAAGATAGCGACGCGCCAATGTTCGTGTTGGTGTTCGCAACCGCGTGGCTGTTCCAGTAGAATGGCCCATAGTTGGCATTGGCACTCCAGTTGGAGCCGCGCCCGCAAGCCCTGTTATTCATTCGTCAAGGGGGCTGCGGCCCCCTTGGCAATTCCTCATTGCGGCGTTGCAAAAAGCGACGCGCCAATGTTCACGTAGGTGCCCGCAACCGCGCGGCTGTACCAGGAGAAGGGCCCAGAGCTGACACTGGCACCCCAGTGGGAGCCGCAATAGATAATTGGGTAGCTTTCGGAATTTTGATAGTAGTAATCGTGGAATTTGCTGCTTGCTTCGTCGCTTACCGTCGTTTTTGGCACCATGCCG